GTCACCGGACCCTTGACCCACGTCCGCGAGGTCTGCGCGTGCAACTCCCACGTGTCGAGCAGCCCAGGCCGGATGCCATGCTCGCGGGCGATGCCGACGCGCTCCTCGGCGCGGGCCAGGTACTGGCGGTTACCCGCCAGCACGTGTTCCGCGTCCCTCAGCCTGGCGGCGTCGGTGGCGATGTTCGCCCGCTGCGACTGGACGATGCCGTCCTGCCGCATCCTCGCGGTCAGGCGTGGACCCCTGTATCCGTAGGCGCGCCACTGCGACCGCTGCGCGTCGATGATGTCCTCCGCGTGCGCGATGGCTTCGCGCAGCCGGGCCACCTCCTCCTGGGCGTCGATGACGGCGGCGTGCCAGTCGCGGGCCTCGGCCTCGGCCAGGTCGACGGCCCTGGCCCGTTCGGCGTCGGTGACGCTCGGCGAGGTGCGCCGGATCATGTGGTCGACGTAGTCCTCGACCTCGTCCCAGCCCTCACCGGCCACGCCGCGAACGTCCGGCCTGATCGGCATGATGCGCGCGTCGATGACCGCATCCGACTGCGCGGCCTCGACGACTCGGCCGCGGGACCGCAGCCGGGACATCAGGTCCAGAACCTCGTCGTCCATCTCGCCACGCGGCCCCAGCGGGTTCCGGGTGCCCATGCGGCCCCGGCCACCGGGCATGTCGCGCGCCCGTGCGCGGCGCTTCGCCTCGTCCGGCACCGCCTCCGCGTGGCAGCGGCAGTGATAGTGATACTTCTTGCCGGCCTCGGTCGCCTCGACGCTGACCGCGGTGTAGACCGCGCCGCGGCTGGCGAGCATCCGGCAGAAGGCGCATGCACCCGGCTCCGCGACCCGACGCCAGCCCAGGAAGCGGTCGTCGTAGGTGCAGATGTCCCGCACCACCGACCGGGCCAGCCGGTGCGCCTCACTGCCCGCCGTCTGATGCAGGCCGCCCAGGACCCGGTCCATCCTGTCCGCGTCCCTGGACGTGGCCACGCCCCGCGCCGTGATCCCGGTCAGACGGGTCCAGTAGCGGCCGCGCGCGTCCACGCCGAGGTAGCCCACCGGGACGCGGATGCCGTCCGACGGGATGACGTAGTGGTCAAGCACCCCGGCCAGGTACGTCGTCACGGCCCGCCCGGCGGCCACCTGCTCATGGTTCAGCACCGACACCACGCGGGCCTTCACCCCGTCGAAGTCCGCCACCCGCGTCGGGTACCGCACCTCACCCGTCAGCCGCGCCATGCGCGCCACGGCCTGCCGCCGCGCCGCCTCCAACTCGGCCAGGTAGGTGTCAGTGACACCGGGGATGGCCGCCTCGGCCATCACGATGGACACCCGCTACCCCTGCTGCGGGTCGGGCGCCTCGTCGTCGTCCGGCTCCAGCGCCGCCATCGGCGCGGCGGCCATCACAGCATCCGGCGCCATACCCATCGACGTCGCCTCGATGCGGGCGTCGTCCTCCCGCATCTGGTCGAACCGCTCGATCTGCTGCGGGGAGTAGCCGGCGTCCTCCCACAGCTGCTGCACCGGCACACCCAGGCTCTTGAGCTTCAGCAGTGCATCGACGTGCTCACCCTCGGTGCGGTACTCCGCGTCCCGCCAGATCGTCTCCGCCGCTGACGCCTCGGCGCGCGGGTCCCCCAGGACCCGGAACGCCAGCCGGATCACGTCCTCCCACACCTCACCGAAGTGCGTCTGACGCTCCCGGGCCTTGGACACCAGCCCAGCCTCGGCCGACTTGATCGACTCACCCGAGGGGGCCTGGCCGCCGTTGAGCAGGAAGTAGTGGAACGGCACCCGGCTGACGCTGGCCAGGTGCTGCACCAGGGACTGCACCAGTGCGGTGTAGTTACCCAGGTCGGCGGCCGCGAACTGCCCGAACTTCGTATCCGGGTCCTCCCCGACGAACAGCCGGTCCAGGGCCGCGTTGAACGGCGGCGGCTTCGGGTCGCCGTTCTCGTCCTCGTCGATCACTAGGCCCGTCACCCAGCGCTGCGGGTAAGCGGCGTACTCGCTGGCCAGCAGGGCGTCCCGCATGACCTTGTTGATGGCGTCCTGGATAGGGGCCACCACCTCGAGCTCCGACGACGGCGCCCCGACCAGTCGCGGCCTGTTCGCCAGCTCCCGCACCGGCACCACGCCCAGCGGGTTGGCCATGCGGGAAGCGACCATCCACTGCGCCGACACGGAGCCACGCTCCAGCGTGACCACCTCACCAGCGGTCCACAGGGTCGCGGACTCCGCGCCCCAGTCGTCGATCACCCGCTTCAGCGCCACCGCGGGAACGGCCCGGTCCGACCGGTCGTAGTAGACCGCGACCTCGCGCGGGTCCTCCACCGATACCACCGGCTGCCCGTCGCCGTCGGCCCACACCAGTGCGAACGCGCGCGACGACACCAGCGCCTCGGTGTGCGCGACGCCGCTTCCGCTGTCCAGCCCGCACCGCTGCCAGATCGCCCACGCGTCCGCGTCGGCGTCCGGGTCGTCGGTCAGCCGGAACCCCTCCACTGCCAGGCGCTCGGCGACACTGTCCACGATCAGGGCGCAGAAGTTGTCCGCGAACCCCGACAGCAGCCGCGCGAACGCGGCCCGGTACTTCGGCAGCGCGAAGTGCAGCTGGTGCCGGCCCCGGTAGTAGGCGTCCCAGCGGTCAGCGTCAGCGGCCTGCCCCACCAGGCGTCGCGACAGCACCTCGGTCCAGTCCTCCGGTGACTCGGGACGCCTGCCGTACTCCACGACACCTCCCCGATGTCACCAGCCGACCACCCGGCCGGTCCGCTTCCTGCGCTTGCCGATCACGCCCGCGTTCAGCACGTCCCGCCGGGCCATCCGCGCCCCGACCGCGCACACCGCCAGGTCGATCTTCCGGGGCGAGTCCTTCTGCTCCTTGCGCAGCGAGAACCCCCAGCGGTTCCCGGCACGCTTGGCGTTGGCCATGTGCTGCGCCAGCGACCCGTGACCGGAGTGGGTCAGGTCCCGGCCGAGGACGTCCGCTTCGAACCGCCCCACCGCGGCGGTGAACTCCGCCGTGCGCGACCGCATGTCCCACTCCACTGCGTGCGCCCGCCGCCCACGACCGGCGGTCGCGTCGATCAGCAGGCGATCCCCGTACTCGTCCCGCCAGCGGTCCACGTAGGACTCCCACTCGTGGACGTCGGCGTAGAACGCGACCACGTCGAACCGGTCGAACATGCGGGCCACGCCCGCATTCACCTCGTCCCGGTCGATGCCGTCCTCGCCCGGCTCCCAGTGGCCGGCCACGTCGACGTGGCCGTCGTCGAGGCGGCACACCACCAGGGCAGTGTGGTCGTCCCGGGCGCTGCCGTCGAAGAAGGCAGTGACGGTACCGTCGGTGAGCCGCTCCCCCGTGGAGCACGCAGCCCACTCGTGCGGGGCCAGGAACGCGTCCTCGGCCGCGACCACCTGGTTCAGGTAGAACCGGCGGGACATGCTCGGTGGCGTGGTCGGGTCGAGGATTTCCTCAATCAACCGGTCCACGTCCAGCCAGGTGGAGTCCCCGCGGGCTGCGATCAGTCCCGCCCGCAGCGACTCCCGGTCCGCGAGCACCGTCCCCGGCGGCGCCTCCAGCGAGTCGTACAAGAACCCGCTGGCCACCGAGCGGCCGGCAGTGATCTGCCGCCAGGCGTCGTAGTCTGCCTCCGCGTCAGACGCCTCCCCCGGCTCGTGCGCGTTCGTCAAGGCCAGCGACCTGGCGCTGCCGTCGCGGGACTTCGCCAAGTTGCGGGCGATGGCACGCGACATGCCCAGGCCCTCGTTCGACCCGATCCAGTGGTGGGTCTCGTTCTTGACGACCAGCGACGGCCGGGACCCCTCCAGCGACCGCGGTGAGCTGGTGACCGCCTCGATCCGCGCCGACCCGGGGCCGTAGATGATCTCCTTGCCCAGGTCGACACCGAGGCTCCTGGCACGGTCCTTGCCGCCCACCAGGCCGGGGAACAGGGTCATCGTGTTCCGCGTCTGATCGCGGGACACGGCTGCGATCTGCACCCAGGGCGCCGGATGCGGCACCGCCAGCGGCTGGCCGTACGGTCCCCACCCGGCGAACCGGCACGGCCCCAGGAACTCGATCATCGCCACAGCCGCGGCGAACGGGTCCTTGCCCCAGCCCTTCAGCCGGCGCAGCGTCCCGCGGCGGTAGACGAACCGCCCGACGTCGTCGACCGCGTACCACCACAGCAGGAACCGCACTTGCTCGAGCGTCCACTGCCACGGCTGCCCGGCGTCAGGACCATCCGGCTGCAGCAGCGTCTCCGCCGCCCAGTCCACCGCCTGCCAGCCCAGGGTCCGCTCCGGCAGCAGCCAGCCGCCGTCCGGACCCTGTTGCCACGTCGGCCCGGCGACCTCAGGCGACGCCGAGGCGGCGGCGGTAGCCATCCGACGCATCCGACTTCTGCACCTCGGCCTGCTCCCGCTCGATCTCCAGCCGAGCCCGGCGCCTGGCGCCCTCCGTGGTGAGCAGCTCGGTCATGCCGGACAGCACCGCGGCGAACAGGTTGGCACTGAACCGCTGATCCGCCAGGTTCCGGGTCATCGCCTCGGCCAGGTAGCACGCCTGCGCCCAGTCGGACGGCTCGTAGAACCGCGACTGCCCCGACTTGCCCAGCGAGTCGTACCAGCGCCTGGCGATGGGGTGCCAGTCCGGGTCCGGCTTGGGCTTCGTCACCCGCTTCGCTACCGGCCGGGCCGTCGTGACGGCCACCTCGGGCACGTTGCGGCGACGACGCTGGTCCGACCGCTTCGGGACGGGTCCGGGTGCGGCCACCTGGGCCTCCTCGGGGCTGATCGGCCCCACCTGGAGGCCGATGTGACGGTGCGTGACAGTCTTTGGGGCCGCTGACGGCCGAAACCGTACAGAACCCGAGTGGCT